TGTTCATTAACTTTACTGATCGAAATACGATCATTGAAGTTAAGTCCGCAGACAATACAGATACTCTTGTTGGTGATGCCTTAGATGGTGTCATTATGTCTGAGGCTGCGAAACATAAAAAAGATACATGGGATAGATACATTCGACCTGCATTGTCTGACAAGCGCGGGTTTGCAGACTTCCCAACAACTCCTGAGGGATTCAATTGGTACTACGATCTGTGGTCCCTAGGAAAAGATAACTCGCTTACAGCGTATGAAAGCTGGCGCTTTCCGAGTTGGAAAAACACATTCATCTTTCCTGATGGAGAGAATGATGAAGAGATTGTCTTGCAGAAACGGACGATGCCTAAAGAAGCATTCGATCAAGAGATTGCTGCTGACTTCTCGAGTTTCGTTGGAAAGATTTATCCCGAATGGGACGTAAACAAACACGTTCAAAACCAAGTTTTCAATCCCAACTGGCCGAATTATATTGCATTCGACTGGGGTTATACGAATCCATTGGCTGCTGTCGAGTTTCAAATTTCACCTTGGGATACAGTTCATGTGTGGCGACTCCATTATAAGAGCCATACCACACTTGAACATCATCTCGAGATTATGAAGGACCGACAGCAACCTCAAGGGTATCATATTAATATGACCTTTGGTGATGCCGCAGACCCAGAAGCCGTTGCAACGGTTAATGAAAAGTTCGCTCCTTGTGTGGCGAATCCAAATGCCAAAACTAACTGGCGAGATGGGATTGATTTAGTTCGCTCATTCCTCGAAAGAGATACGGGCGAAACAGATGAATATGGTGGACCCTTAGAAAAAGTCCCTGCACTATTCGTTGATCCAGCATGTTTAGATATCATCCGAGAGTTTAATAACTACCGCTCGCCTGAATCTGCAACTGGTAAGAACGTAACAGAGATGGGAATCAAACAAGATGACCACGCGCTAGATGCATTGCGCTACGGTCTTGTCCATATTTATCGGTTGGGTGCAACAAGTTCTATCGTCGATACGATGGATTTGAATAAGTCAGTTTCGATTATCAATCCATCTGCAATCAAGCGAGTTACCGACGGTCCTTCTAACGGAGCACCTATTCAGTTACAACCTAATCTAAATCAGATGCTTCCGGGCGTCTCAGATGTTTCCGGTTTGTTTGGTTCAGAGGAAGGTTTCTTCACAACGCTAGGAGAGTTTTGATTAGCTTTAGCAAAATCAAAGAGATGCTGGGCTTCAAAACAAAGGACAGCCCTAGCAATCTGACAGACCTTGCGTCTATCATCCAGCGATTCAAAATTGTGGAGGTTGTCCCTAGCACCCAAGAGCATGGTCCGTTTGTAATCGTAACAGACAGAAGTCTAAACGATACATCAGAGTTTTCATTTGCGGACCCTGATCCTGGGCTATTCAACTATGATGAGAATCTGCAAAGAGCTTATAGTAGTTTAGTCGGTACAAAAGTCAGCTCCCCTGTGGTAGGCGACCGCGCAGCGGTCCAGCTAAAAGAGTCTGATCCACGTTTTGGAGAAATTGGTTCTTCTAGTCCTTCACCTTATACTTCTGGTTTTCTTAAGAAGGAATATAATCGAGACCTAGAAGGCATTGAAGGGCTCAAGATATACAACAAAATGCGTAGTGATGGAGTTATTGCAGGATCACTTTTCTTGTTCAAAACTCCGGTCTATGCAGCTAACTGGTTTATGGAACCCGCGAGTCAGGAAAATCCAGAAGATAAAATCATTTCAGATTTTGTCTGGAAGTGCCTGACTAAATACATGAGTATCGGGTGGACTCAAGTTAAGACAGAATCAATGCTGGCTTGTGAGTTCGGTTACTACATGTTTGAGAAGGTTTGGGAAAAGCGAAAGATTGATGGTGTTAATCGCATCGTCCTTCAGAAGCTAGCTCCACGGCACCCTATGGACGTAAAAGAAAACGGCTGGGAATTTGATTCTCATGGCGGTCCTGATAGCGTTACAATGTATACTGAAAAAGATGCAACGATCGACGAGGTTACAATCCCGATCAGCAAGCTTCTCGTTATCACATTGAATAAGGAAGCCAATGACATTACTGGTCGTTCAATGTTGCGACCTATGTATAAGCATTGGTATTACAAAGAACAACTTTATAAGATTGATGCAATTCAAAAAGAACGGCATGGCATCGGCGTCCCTGTGATTAAGTTGCCACCGAACTTTGGTGAAGCAGAGAAAATTGCGGCCAATGAACTTGGTAGAAACCTTCGCACTAATGAAAGAGCACACGTTGTTCTTCCGCCCGGTTGGGAAGTTCTATTTGCAAAGCTCGAAGGCCAACCCGTTGATTCGATCAAATCAATTGAGATGCACGACAAGGCAATCCGTGAAAGCATCCTTGCTGCTTTCTTAGCTAGCGATACAGCTACTAAGGAAGAAGATGTTGCTTTGTTCTTGAAGGCTTCTCGATTTGTTGCTGATTCTATCTGTGACGCATTCAATCTTTATCTCATTCCTGAGTTAGTTCGATATAACTTTGGTAAGGATGCTAAGGTTCCAACTCTTCGTGTTCGTCGTATCGGTGAGCAGGCTGATTGGCGCGTTATGTCCTTCGCAATTCGGAGCATGGTTGGTGCGGGTATCATCCGACCTGACGATGTTCTTGAAGCTCGTATGCGAGAAGAAATGGATTTGCCATTTGCAGATGTTGCAACTACCCGTGTTGTTCAAACACCACAGGCAGGTCCGACAACTCCGGCAACAGTTCCTAATGCAGTACCCGGTAGTGGTTCTCCAACTCAGCCGGGAACTCCAACTCCCACAGGTAAAACTGATGGGACAGCAGATGGGACTGGGTTACCAAGACAAACTCCAGTAGCTAGTGCAAAATTACCAGGAGGTAATTCTGGGGCAGACAAAGGTGGACAGTCGTGAAAGATAGAAAATTCAGTTTCCTAATCGAATTGGCTAAACTCCAATTCGCCGAAGGAGGCACAGGCGACGGTACTTCGTCATGGATAATGGCGATGCCACTTGGAAAATATAAGCATCCTGATTACGGCATGATTGATATTACACCTGAACGAGTCTCACGATTCGCTGATAATGTCAACAACAATGCTCGTGGTATTGCACTAGATATCGACTACGACCACAAGGAATATAGTGGAGAGGCTGCTGGTTGGGTCACGCAGGCTGAAGCTAAACCTGATGGTTTATGGTTGCTTGTCGATTGGACACAGAAAGCTTACGAGGCGATCAAGTCTAAAGCGTATCGATATTTCTCGCCGGAATTTGACGATGCGTGGAGCGACCCTAGAACTGGCGAGAAATTTAAGGACGTATTATTCGGTGGTGGTATCACCAACCGTCCGTTCCTTAAAGGTATCCAACCTTTAAATCTTTCTGAATTCTACACGGATCGGAAAGTAGCTCTTAAGGAGAATGGAAGTATGGACCCTGAACAGATTAAGGAACTTGCCGCCAAGCTCGGTCTTGGTGATAACGCAACCCCTGAAATGCTATTCGGTGCTTTAATGATGAAACTCGGTGGAGATGCAAAGCCTGCTGATCCCCCGAAGAGTGATGCGAATCCGCCTGATCCTAATCAGCCCCCGGCTGGTCCTGATCCGACAAAGAAAAACGAAGAGAATGGTGCGCCTGTGACTCAGCAATTTTCTGAGGAAATTAAGAACAGCCCGCTTGTGAAGAAGCTGACCGAAGCTCTTGAGACTCAGAGCAAGAAGTTTGCTGAGATGGAACTTGCTTCCAACATCAAGCGTTTGAATGAGGCTGCCGAGAAGGGTGGGCATATTATTGCTCAGCCGCTCGAAGCTGCGATTACAAAGTTGCTTTCGGAGTCTACTTCCGATACATATACAGAAACTCTCGTTAAGACCTTCTCTGATATGCTTTCCGAGGTTGGTCCAGAGACCGGCGAAAAGGGTGGGCAGCACAAGCAGCTTACTGATCAGGATACAAGCTCTGGTAAGAAGTTCAACGACGCTGTTAAGGCTCGTATGCTTTCTGACAGGATCGGCTATGCCGAAGCTGCTGTGTTAGTTGCTTCTGAAGATAATGATTCTTACGAGGCACATCGTAACGAGTCCTACATCAAGGATGGTGAGTAATAATGGGTGCAGGTCCTAATGCGATTGCCGATAAGGCTTATCTCGCTACTGGTGTTGCGGCTTATGTTTATGGTCAGGTCGTGACTGATACCGCTGCGGTTCAGACTTGCGCACCGATCACAATTGCTAACACTTATGTTCTCGGTGTTTGCCAGGAAAATATCGACGCTGCGAAAGTTGCCACTGGCAAAGCTTTCATCTCGATTCGGCCTTTCGGCTTTGCTCGCGCCTTGATTGGTGCGGCTGTTGCAAAGCACGATCCGCTTACCACAGATGCTACAGGTCGTTTCATCAAGCAGGTTACTGCTGGTGGTACTTTCTATGCAGTTGCTGAGGAAGCTGGTACTGTGGCTGGGCAGTTAGTGGAAGTCCGTCTGCTCGATGGCTACGCCACAATCTAAGGAGTTTTTGAATGTATAATCCTACTGGTTCTGGCAACGTCCATATTGACCAGGTTCTTACGCAGATTTCTCTTGCGTACCCGAACAACGAGTTTGTCGGTGAACAGCTTTTCCCCACCGTTCAGGTGAAAAAGCAGGCCGATAAGTATTACTGGTTCGGTCGTGATAACTGGGTTGCTGAGGCATCCGATTACCGCGCTCCCGGTACAGTTGCAAACGAGATTCCCGGCGTTGGCATTGCTCTTGATAGTTACTACGCTCAGGAGCATTCGCTTCAGACTCCGGTGACAGATGAAGAGCGTCAGAATGTTGATTCTCCGCTGTCTCCTGATCGTGACGCAACTGATCTTGTTACACAGAAGATTCTTCTGGGTCGTGAGCTCGCAATGCGTAACCTAGTTGTTACCGCTGCTAACTACGCTACCGGCCTTTCGATTACTCTGTCTGGTACTTCTCAGTTCAATGACTACGTGAACTCTGACCCGATTACGGTTTTCCGTACGGCAGTTCGCGCGGTCCACGCGAAGATTTACCGTGAGCCGAACGTTGCGGTTATTCCGTATCAGGTTATGTCGGTTCTTGAGGATCACCCGAAGATCATCGCTCGTATCATGTACACCGATCGTGCGATCATCACTCAGGACATTATCTCCGCTGTTCTTCAGATTCCGAAGATCATTGTTCCGGGCGTTGCTTCTGGTACTGGTACCGGCTTTAACATCACTACCTCCTACCTGTGGGGCAAGGATATCGTTATTGCTTGGGTTCCTCCGCGTGCGGGTCTGCGAATTCCTGCATTCGGTTATGAGTTTGCTTGGGGTTACCCAGGCGCTCAGGTTGTTGACCGTTGGCGTGAACAGCCGCGAAAGAGTGATCTCATTCGCGTTTCTCGCCGTTACGATCTGAAGCTTGTTGGTGTTGAGACCAACCCGTCTGATGGTTCTTACCAGAAGTCGATCACTGGTTACGTCATCAAAGCCGCGATCGCGTAATAGGAGAAGAAAATGGCTGAAACCACATTTACCGACGTCATGCACGACGGTGTTCTTTACAAGGCTGATACTGCCGTCTCTAAGATCAAGGGTCTTACTGGCGATCAGGCTGATGCTTTACGCGCTGCTGGCGCAATTGGTGAGCCGGTTATTCCTGAGTCGGTTAAATCCGAACTGGATGCCGCGCTTGCTGAGGTTGAGGTTCTTAAGGCTGCTCTTGCAGAGGCTGAAGCTTCTAAACCGAAGGCGTAATCATGACAGCCCTCATTGCATTAACTGATGTTCAAGCTTGGTTAGATACAACAAAAACTGAAGTTGCAGCAATTGAGGATGCCCTAGCCAAACAGATTTCAAGTCAGGTTCTTGGTGTCGTATCTTCTAGGTACGACACCAAGACTTGGTTGACAGATGTTACAACACCATTGCTCATCAAACGTGTCATCAGCATGTTCTATGCTGGTTATTTCTATCATAGAACATTTGCTAATGACAGCGAACCGGGAGCGTATGGGGATAGGCTTCTAGCCGATGCGCAATTACTACTTGATGGTATCGCCAGTGGTACTATTACTATTGTTTCTGATGCTACGGTGCCTGTAGTTGTAAGTGGCGGGTTGCCATCGATTGCTCAAGAACTAATTGATTCGGAACCTGTATTTAGTATGTCTCAGGAGTTCTAATGCCTGCTGGGAATATTAGTGTGGACTTTCCGAATAGGGACACATCACCAACAATTCTCGCTGAGCACGTCGGAAAGTTTAAATTCCAGCTTAAGTCTCTTCATGAGCCACTTAGACGTAGTTCTCGAGAATTAAGTAAGGATATCAAGCGCCAGTTTGATGAAGGTGGCGGTCCTCCTTGGAAAAAACTCGAAGAAAGTACAGTAAAACGTAAGGGCGGCGATCGTCGTATCCTTATTCGTACTGACAAGTTAAGAAAACGTGCATCTCAGTATTCTCGATGGGATATCAACACAACAAGGGCTGAGTATTCACTTCCTCCTGAAGTTGCATACGGTTTCTTACATCAGACAGGATTCACTCATTTAGGCCAA